AAGTTAGAAAGATTGATTTGTTGATGATCGAAACGGATACATATAAAAACACACAAATATCAAGAAGTTCAGAAATTCAATTATTTGTGAACTGTAATTCACTAAAATCAAACCAATCGTGAGGCATGGACCGAGAACGCTTTGAAAATCATATGAAAGGGTTTCGTTATCCCTTGCGCCGTGCTAGGTTTAATCGATCATAGGCAGGCCAGGACCGTACCTTTGAATGTCAAGCTAGTACTGGGCCGGGCGGTCATGGGGGGAATCGGCCCGCGCGAATCCACGCTAAAACCCCTCACATTTTTTCCCCAAAATTCTGCGCCCCTCTCATAAAAAGTGTCACCCAGCACACACCATTCTCTATTTTTGTGTGAGCAGGGTTAGAGCAGGGCATCACAAGGTAGAAGCATGGCAGAAAACGCATCTCTCTCCACCTTCTCCCTGCGAGAACGGGCTACAAGGGCCTAAACTTTTTATTTAGGTATAAGAGCCTCAAAACGACCCCTGATTTCAATCTGACACGCCCTAGGGCCATTCCTGGGCATTTCTTGTTCGTAAACCGATTTTGACATGATGAAAGAGCGATTTACCCTCATTTTAGGGGGTAGATCGCTCTTCGTTTAATGATTTCTGATGATCGAAAGATAATCCTTGGAGCTATCGTATGTGATGAACTCCTCATCGATCTGCTGAATACGACCTGCCTGATAAAGTTTCTGCTGGCGGGTATGTTCCTTCATCCAGTGCATTGCATTAGGATTCTCTCTGAGGAACTGCTGCTCTGCCGCTTTCTTATAGCGATTTACCTGCTTGGTAATCCACGTTTCTTTCTTTCGGCTGAGACTCTTATCAGTTGGGTCAATCCCGTACTGAGTTTCCCATGCCCTTGTCTTGAACTTGCTTTCCAAGGTCTGGTACAAGGTCTTGCCAAAGAGCTTCGTTGTGCCGATCAGACGGCAGTAGCGGGCATAATCCTCATCGTTCAGGGTTACACCGCAGCGGAGCTTATGGCTGGGCTGACGTTCGACATTTGATCTGACCATGTTGTCAAATACGATGTCAGATTCTTCCCGGTCATGCTTCCTGATGAATGTAGTTGCGTTCAGAGCACGTTCACCAATACTGTCACCGTAACGACTGCGAATGAGTTCACCTGTCAGCCACGAAACTTTTGGCGGGGTGATCTCATCGTCTAGAATGGGAAGACGGTTGGTGAATGGAGCATCAAGGTCTTGGGTCTCTCGGGTATAAGGGTCGATGATGCGCCTGGTTGTAGCAAAGAACGACGGGACGTAAGCACCGGAAAGATTATGACTGAGATAACGCATGACTCCTTCTCCGACTGTCTGGGGGTCCTGATCAAGAACTCTGAACAGATCACCAACTGATCTGAGCCATGTTCTGTTTGTGGCGTAATCGACCAGAGCATTGAACCCAGCAGCAATAACGCCGTTCTGCTGGCCTGTGCTTGGGGTGATCTCCTCAGCATGGTCGAAGGTATCTGCGAGCATGACCAGAGGAGCAGCGATCGGGTCGAGATTTCCGATACCGACACCCATAAAGCTATACGGAACATTTCCTTCCTCAAGCCAGAGCTGTCGTGCAGTTCTGTTCGTAGGACCGCCGCCGGTGATATAGCCGCCACGGTAGAGCATGTACGTACCTCCCCAGAGGAACAGGGACGTGTTGAACTGGCCGATGACTTTAGCTTGAAGTTCAGGGCTTGCCTGTACCATTGGATTGGTGAGCAGACGGATGATGCCGAGAGGATTGTGATCGATCAGAGCATCGTGTCCGATGTTGTAGACGGTCTTTGTGAAGGGCATAAGGTGATGGCCGCCGGGAATATTTCTAATCCACTTAATTGCCTGGAATGCCGCGCTGTTCTGCGGCGTGTTATTCCACGTCGATTGCAGTGCTCCTTCAAGAGCTTTATTCGCGTCGAGAATGCCGGTTGCGTCCCTGAATCCGGTCGCAGTTGCACCTTTGATCGCGTGATCTTTATCGATGAACAGACTGCCGTAAAACTTATCGACAATAGCTTCCTTGAATTCCTGAATCGTGCTTGCTGACGGGTTAGAGCCAAGGATTGCCTGTGCTTCGGCTGTTTTCATGTAGTCGTATATTTGAAGTTCAGCCTGAGCGCGGTAAACACCTTGCTTGAAGAGTTCATCCTCCATGTTCAGAAGACTTCCGGAAGCATCCACGATCTTCTTGAGAAGATTGCCGTCAGGACCACCGAAGAGGGGATTGTATTTAAAGGTCTCACCGTTATCGAATTTCATGCCTGTCTGCGGGGAGAGGATAGAAGTGTCATACTTCCACGCAGCACGCATGGTCCGCAGACCTGTCTTAAATCCACGGAAGAGACCACCGTAATAGGCAGCCGTCGCTTTATTGGCCTCGCTGAAATTCCAGTGACTGCCAGTCGCAAGAGGATTGACCGTAGGTAGGAGACGGGAGAAGTACAGGTCCATCGGGTCGATAATGATGGTCTTGATAGCGTTGCCGCTGGTGTTGGCTACGTGTGTCGCTGACCCAGAGAGCATGGACATGTAAGTCCAGCTCTTTTCCATGTCGAGCATCATTTCCTTGAAGGTCATCGGCGTGCCCTTGCCATTGATCGCATTTTTGACGGTGCTCGCAAGCCAAGATACAGCACGTCCGTCGTTGTATGTATCGACAGCGCCAGTGAACGCAGCGCCGAGATCATCGATCATATTGGCAGGGAAGTTCTTTATGATCGTCTGACGGAGCGTATCATGATCTGGAATTGTCGTAACAAAATTACTCAGGTCGATGTCTGAATTGCCTAGCTTGCCAAGCTCGCGCATGACACGCAGAGCACGGCCAGCCCAGCCGCCAACACCAAGAAGCTCTTCCTGTCCCTCAACCATCGCGGTGATATGGTCGATCAGGTTGTAGTAGGCGTCAGTCAGATCAGCGCCCTTAACACGTATCAGATCGTGGTATCTGTTGTAAGCAGCGATCAGATCGGGCGTCAGCTTCTTATGGATGACTGTAGCAAGGTTGATCTCAGATTCGGTCAGTTCAAGTCCGGCTGTGCGGCCTTCAAAGCCTAAGGCGTGGATAAGGTTACGCGTGTCGGGGTTTGCCTGTGCCATTGAGGTGACGAGTTTATTACCGTCTTCGGTTGCGAGGCGTTCGACTTCTTCATCGCCGTATATTAGGTTTCGTGCGTTCTCACGGAAGCGCACCCACCAATCAAGACGTTTTACGGTCTTGTTTGCGGGGGCAGCAAGATCATTGGGATTAAGACGTGTCTTTGGCGCAGACAGCTCGCCTCTGTTGATCTTATAGCCTTTATCAACCTTGTCTTTGAACGCCTTGACGGTATCTTTGGTGATCTGCTCGCGATCAACATCAGGAACAACGTGTTCGGCGTTCTTGATGGATTCGGTACGATCACGAATGACTTTAGCGATCTGCAATCTTTCGGCTTCGGACTTCGCCTTCCTGAGCTGTCGCCATTCAGAAAGACCGGCCATGAGGAATGAAGTTACAGCATTAGGAACGACCCAGGCGAGCATGTTCTTCGCTCGCTTGACCGTCTGCGGGTCATCAGGGTCAGAGTTAAAGAGTTCTGCCAGCGTTTCCTTGTACCACGGCTGGTTGATAAGCGGGTCGTCAGGGTCGATCAGCGTGTCCTTGGGATGTTTGGTGAAGTCGCCAAGAGCGCCGGTGATAACGCCGTCCAGCGTCTTGTTGAGGAGGGACTGCACTGTGCTCATTGGTCCGGTCGAATTGGTCGAAAGAAGAGGGCCGACAGGTGCGGTCCCTGTGCGCATGAATCCTTCCCCAGCCAGACCGAGATCAGCACGTGTGACAAGAGGCACGGCTGTGCGCGTTGCGTCCAGCAGACCGACAGGAGCAGCAAATGTTCCAAGATCAGGGATGTTCAATGCTTCCGGTGTTCTGGAAAACATGTTTGTCACGATGTCAAGCGCTTCGGGGAATTCCTTGGCAAGACCAGCGCCGACGATGTTCATGGCGAGGATTCTGGTCCCGAAGTTCACCATTGATTGCGCCATGAGGCCGAGTTGTGTTCTGGGCTTGAGATTGTCAGGCGTGAGCATCCCGGCGTAGTTTGGATTGTCATCGAAGAAATCGATTTTGTGGCCCGTCAGGTACTCAAACGGGCCGCCAAGAGTTTTATCGACAAGAAAATCAGCAACGTTCGTCGCGATCTCGCCGAGGTCTTCGACAGCGGTGGTAAGACCGCCTACGGCAGAGGAAGCGATGTCACCAAGCGTTCCTTTGACGCCATCAGTGAACGGCATGGGCGGCTTGGGTTCAGGCTGCGGCATGAGAGCATCAGCAACTTCGCCCTGCCCTGCGTCTCTCAGGATTTGCAGTGTATCATTCGAGACCGCCGTTGGTGTCGGTGTCTGCGGCTGGTTCCTCATCAGCAGTCGATCTTCCCGCTGCTGGTCGATCATCCGCAGCTCTTCCAGCGGGTCTACCATTGGAAGGTTTGGGTTTGTTTCCTGCACTCGTCGTGCCTCCTTCTAATTTATTGAGGTTTAAAAGAACAAGACATTCAAACAGCTTTTCAAAGCTGTCGATGCCTGATTGAAGTTTCAGAGCTGGAATCTCAGTCTGCAATTTTTTAACATTAACGCCAAGCGTTTCAAGATCATTGCAGAAAACATCGAACGTAGGCCAGGAACCCTGACTGATAACAGTATCACCAATGTATTCAAAGCCTGTCTTAGCGGCTGTGTTGATGTCATCCCTGCCAAGTTCGCGGACTTCTTTGATAAAAGCAGAGTAGCGTTCAGGCGCTCGCTGCGGGTCTGTCTGGGAGAAATTCTCTGATTTAAGACGGTAATCGACCACTTCTTTCACGAGGTCTTGAAGCGGGAAGGTCTGGTCCATGCGCATCTGCACATTGCTGATGATCTTGGAGGTTACTTCTGGCGGGACAGTTTTACCAGCTTCCAGAAGCGCGATTGCTCCTTGAGCTTCCATAGCTTCCTGTGTGAATTTTAGAGCAGCACTTTGTGTGAATTCGATGGTCGGATTCAGTTCAGGAGATTCAGCAGGAGGCATGAATTTCTTTTGGATTGCACTAGCAATATTGGCCTTGTACTTCCAGATTTGCGAGTCACGCTTTTTAACAGCGTCTTCATAGGCGTTTTTGCTGATCTCACCTTTTTCGTACATTTTCCGTGTCTCTTCGGGGGAATAGTTGAGATCACGTACATCGGCTTCGCGTTCTCTGCGGAGCTGTCTGTACGGGCTGATGGCTCTTGTGTAGAGTTTTCGGCCAAAACCTTCATTGTATTCAGGATGATCTCTCATGAAATCCTCAAAAGAGGCGTTCGGATTTTTGGCGCACCAGTCATCAGCCTCATCATTTCTTTCCTGACGTTCTTCATACTGGCGTTCTTTTGCAACACGCCGTGCTTCTGTAAGTTCACGCTGTTCCTGCTGTCGAATGGCAAGGGCCTGATAGCGTACAGCTTTGTTGATCTGCTTCTGGTTTTCAGCGTTGTCCCAGATAAGAGGGTTGGCTTTTGCCATCGCCAGAAGATCGTTCAGCTCATTTTCACTGGAAGCATCTGCGATATAGGAATCGATAAGATTGGAAGCGACGTTTCCTGCTTTTGTGTCCCCGATGGTATTTGACAGAGCGATGGACTGAGCGACAAAGACAGGAATGTTCTCAGCTTTCCATTTATCCCGGTCATCGAAATACGCATCAGATCGGAATGTCGTAAAGACTGAGCTGTTCATGGCTCGGGTAAAAGCGGAGGACGCCTTATTCTCCATATATTTTCGGCGTTCACTTAGAAACTGCTGTGTGACGTTATGTTCTGTCTGGCTTATCGGTCCCTGCAAGTATTTCTGATAAATCTGCGGGTCCATGCTGCCGCCGGTCTCGCCTTGGATATACTGGCGAATGAAGGAGCGATAGGCTTCGTTGAACTGAACGGGGTCGTCGATCTCGAAGATGCGGCGGCCATTGTAGCTCTGGGTCCTAAACCATTCGTCGGCAGCGGTGGGGAGGGTGTTTGCCAGAGCTTCGGCTTCGTGGATGTTCACGCCGTGCTGGAATGCCCGTGAGCGTTTGGCGTACTCGTTGGCGTTGACGGAGGAATAGCGGTAGAAGCGATCTGCGGGGACTTCATCAGGCTTGAAGTTGGCAGAAGCGGCATAGCCCTCAGCTACTTCTTTGTTGTAACGGGCCTGATCTGCTTCGTCCTTGTAGTTGCGGATGACGGGCGCGATCTTGTTGAGGGTATCGGCCAGCTCAAACATGCGCTTGTCTTCGTTGATGGTCGGACGGATGAAGGTGTCGAAAACGCGCCGCTGCTGTTCGGTCACGACGCGGGGTTCAATGTTGCGGACTACTCTCATTTATCTGCCTCCTCTTGCCTTGGGATAGATGTCCCAATAGGCTTGGGGCTGTCTGGTCTGCGTCATAGGATTGCTGTACTGGAACTGCTTGGAGCTGAGTCGGGACTGTGTATAAGTACCGAGGCCAGAGATCGCCATGCTCAGGAAGTTGGGGGACTGGCCGCGCTGTACGGAGGCGACACGGTTTGCACCCTGCGCACCGATGGCGGCGAGCTGGTTCTGGACGTTCTGGTCGCGGATGGCAGCATCAGCTTCGGTCAGAGCGATATTCCTGTCGGCCTGTCCCATGAGATCACGGAGGGTCATGTTGAGGCTGTTGCCCTCGTTCTGATTGGATGCGAGGGCTGTGCCGACGTTCTGTCTGGCTTGGAGCAGGTAGGAGTTTGTCTTACGGGCGTCGTTGGCCTGGTCGAGTCTCTGCTGTTCAAGGGTCTGACGATAGCTGTCAGCTGTCGCGGTGTCGCTGGCCTGTTTGTTGGCCTGATAATAGGCTTCCTGTGCGGCGGCCTGCTGCATCTGGCCCATGTAGTTCATAACAACGGAGCCGACGGAAGCGACGGTGTTAAGAATGCTGAGGGTGGAGGCAGCCCCCGCGCTCATCGTCGCTCCAGCGGCTCCAAAGATAGGCCAGCACATTTAGTGTGCCCACTTCTTTCGATTGGTAGTGCGGCTCACGGCTCGGAGGTTGCTTCTGGTTGTCTTGCCTCCCTTGGACCATGCTTTGATGTGGTCGGCTTCTCGCGGGTCGCCTGTCTTGAGACCGAGCATACGACGGGCTTTGTGACACTCGGCCTGATATTTGAGACGTTCAGGGGTGCCCTGATATTCTCTATATTCTTTTTCGTAGTCGCGAATACGGACCTTTTTTCTTTTCTTCATATCGGATTTGTCGCGGGTTGCCCCACGTGTGTTTTTTACCTCCTGTCAGTTTTTGTGCTTTCTGAGCGTCACCGAGCATACAGAAGAGATCAAATGCTTCGGAGTTGCGCTCATCAGTTGTGAATATCTCTACGGCAGCTTTGAAGTCTTCCTGCCGCTGTTCTTCGATCTGGGCCTGCTGATCTACGCCCATGACGTTGACCCAATAGGCCACGGCTCCTGCTAGGGCGTCGAGACGGTCGTCATGGATGAGAGCACCGCGCTCGCGGGTGATGCGGGTCATCTGGTAGCCAAGAAGATATTCTCTGGCCCGCTCTTCGGGATATTTCTCGATAGAGCGATAATCCTCTTCGATCACAGAACGGTCGAAGATCAGACGGTGCTGATTCATGACGGGTTCGAGCGTGTCAATGATGCGGAGTTCCTTTTGCTTGGAAGAACGGACTTCTTCGGTAGCGACAGGGTATTCCTCGTTGAGATAGGGCCTGAGCAGTTCTTGGAACATGCCGTCACCGAAGTTGGATTCAATAAGGATACGATTAACGTTGTTGTCTTTAGCGACACGGACAAGATGCCTCATGCCACGCTCTGCATAGCCGTCTGTGTGGCCGCAGCAGGCGGTGACGAAGAGCTGTCCGTTGAGCATCTTGACGACGGCATAGGCCGTCTCATCTTTGCCTCGGCCTGAGGGGTCGATGAACATGACGCTGCCTGTGTACTCGCGGAATTCGCCCTGCACGGCCATGGGGCGGTGGTAGCCGTCACCAGTAAAGCCCGCGCTTGGAAGGTCTTTGATGAGCAGTTCCGGGCCAGAGGACCAGACGACTTTTTCAGGGGCAACTTCTTTGTCAAGAGGCATGACGGACAGATCAGAGAGGCGAAGAGGGAAGCGTTCTGCATCGCTGAGTGAGGTGTCAAGCATGAACTGGAGGGCAAAGCCTGAACGGCCATAGGACGCTTCACGCTCACGAAGATCACCGTCAGAGAAGCGCTGCGGGTCGGTGGTATGACCTGTGTTCTCCATCTTTGCGATGTAGGGGGCAAGGCGTTCACCGTAGACGAGGCGCTTGGCGTTGTCTGGCACACGGGCAGGCCAGATTCTCGTTGAATAACCGCGATCACGGAGAGTGTTGTAGAGGCTCATTTCGACCTGAGGCGTACCCAGGTACGTGATCTCGGTATCACCTTCGGGCTTGAGGATAGCATCAAATTCCTTGACGGCTTCGCTGAGCTTGTCGCGCATCATCTGGGTGTAACTGTTGTTGGTGATCTCCACGTCGTCTGCGATGATGATGTCAGCACGGCTTCCGGTGATCTGACCAAAGATGCCCGCGCTCTTGACGCTTGGAGCGTGTGATGCACGGGCAGGGCCAACGTCGAAAGCAATCTTTGAGGAGCGCTGTCCACGGGCAAAGTCAGGCATGAGCGGGCTGAGAAGGTCCATCTCGGAGATGAGGCGCATGGTGAAGGTCGAGAACGCATCTGCGCGTTCCTTGGACGCAGAGACGACGAGGATGTTGAGCTGCGGATTCCAGTACAATCTCCAGAGAGTATAGGCTGATGTTATCCAGCTTTTGCCGACGCCTCGAAAGGCTTGGATGATCTTTCGCTTAGGGCCTGTCTGGAGGTAGTTGGCGATGTCGTACTGGAGCGGGGTAGGGTCAGGAAGAGCAAGGTGTTTCCAGACGACGTAAAGGAACGCCCGAAAATCAGTCAGCTTGGGATTCTGCCACGGGTAGCTGGTGTTCGTAATAGTAGAAGGGGACGCCATTGATGGTAATGTCTTTCTCCGGGATATGCTTGAAGCTGAACCACGTCAGGAGCCGGTTAGCCTTGCCGTTACGACTGTCTGAGTAGCACCACGGCTTGAGGCCCGTAGCGCGGCGCAGCATGACGAACAGCAGCTTGTGAGCACGCGCCCATTTGACTCGCATCATCGGGTCTACGCCTGTGGTCTCGGCAAAAGAGACGCAGCCGCTGACGGACATTCCGAAGACGGCTCTGGGCGTGTCAAGACTGTCTTTGAAGACCTGTGTAAAGATGTTGTCTTTCAGAG